GAATATTGCATATCTTTAGAGAGATGATGATTCATATTCATCTCATTTGCATAAAGAATACAATCGATATGACCCGACAAACAACGATTAATAACAAAAGGAGCGTACTCCTTTATTACATCTGGATTTTCTTCAGTCAAATCATCTTTAGTTTGATTAATCGAGTTTAACCAGTCCTTCAGTTCCATAATTAAATAATAGCAATTCTTTACGTTGTTTTTGTTCACGCATATATTCACCAACGGAACGCATAGTATAAGTTAAGTCAAACTCAGCAGCATTCCAGTTTTTAAATCTATCTTTCACAAGTTGATCAGAATTATAACTGATTAGTTGATCCATATTATTAGCATCGCAATCAGCAGCAAACTTATCGTGATCAAATCCTTTGTGCATTGATCCCTTACGCCCATAGAGATTATCCTTAATATCATAAGGAGGGTCGAGATACATAAAAGCACCCATATCTCCATCCATCAAGTAATCATAGGAATAGTTAGTTATACGCCAATGTTCAATAAGTTTTGAATACTCTGGAAGTTTTTCAATACCTCTTACACTAAAGTTAGAGTTAGATGCCTGTGCTGAAAATGATGAACTCTCTGTGAGACCACTAAAAGAACATTTATTTACAATATAAAACCTCACAGCACGTTCAAAATCACCAGTATTAGGATCATTCAAAATCTGCTTTGAAATATCAAACAGTCCCCTGGCAGATACTGGATCTGGACAAGTACTCTTAAAATGAAGAAGATGTTCTTTAAGTTCTTCTCCAAACATCTGGAGTTGTTGCCAGAAGATTACAAGAGGGGGATAAAGATCATTAACCCAAATCTTTAGATCAGGATACTTTTTGGTGATATGAATTGCCACGGATCCGCCACCAAGAAATGGTTCCCGAAATTCATCATAGTTACGAAGATCTGGAAAGTATGCATCCATTTTGGCGCAAGCACGGGACTTACCTCCTGGATACCTCAAGGGTGTTTTAAGAGATTTCATTTGAATTCACACTCACACATAATTTCAGTAAGAGCAGCAAGAAAATTTATTTCTTGGTCAGCAACGAACGCACTTTGGTATTGATACTTAGCAATAACAAGAACGGCAGCAGGAATAGATGAGGGTGAAAGGCAATCATAACAGGAGTCATAAACCCTGCGAAGTAGAACAGGAGCATCGTTGTCAAGGTTGGAGACCACCCACTTACGGACTTCTGTGAAGTTTTTATCTTTGAGGTGTTTAATAAGTTCATTTACAGAGATGTCTGAGAAAGATGCAAGAATGCCCGTGTCGATTTTTCCTCCCGTAGCATACCTCTGACACTCGTTAAGGACCCTACGAAAGTCTGGGAAGTGCTTTGATACCAACTCTGCAAGAACCTTTTGGTCGTACTCAATCCTTTCCTGATCCAAGATTGTTTGAAGACGCTTGAAGAACGATCCCGCAAGTTGTGCCCGTTGCTTCCCTTTAATTGTGAAGTCAATGACGGCACATCGGGAGTGAAGAGGTTCAATAATCTTGTTTTTGTAGTTACAGGTGAAGACGAATCGGCAGTTGCTATAAAATGCCTCAATATTTGCCCGTAGTAGGAGTTGTACGTCGTTGCCTGTGTTATCTGCCTCATCGATGATAATGACTTTGTGTTTAGAAGATCCCGTAAGTGAGACGGTCGAAGCAAAGTTCTTTGCTTGGTTCCGTACAGTATCCAGGAAACGTCCTTCGTCGGATCCGTTGATAACATAATAGTCTGCTCCCAGTTCATTACACAGTGCTTTTGCAATGGTAGTTTTACCAATACCAGGAGGTCCAGCAAGAAGGAGATTCGGAATCTCACCCCTCTCTACAAACTCCTTAAAAGTTTTTTTAGTATCATCAGGAAGAATACAATCATCAATTACTTGAGGACGATACTTTTCCGTTAAAAGAAATTCACTTGCCATAATTTAGTTTACCCAGTCAGGTTTTCGTTCAGGCATACGAAGATAGTTTTCAGACACCCAAGGTTTGGATGCAATATATCTTTTGTATGCAGTAAATGTATCAATAGTATCATCAAACTTCCATTCTTCGGGCATAGCACGAGCGAATGGAGTCACTTCTGGTATCTTACCCCTGGGAAACAAGTAGTATGCGTCCACAAGAGTCTTATAACAAGAGTGAGTTTTATTATACCTCAAACAATATTCATCGGACAAATTTAAACCCCACTTAATTAACCAATAGGCATTATGGATGCTTTCCATTGCCCACTTGGTACAGGGGTGATTGCGGAATGCTCCTTTCTCTGTCTTGTAAGGAGTTCCATCTGCCTTAGGAAGAGTGCCATAACCGTGTCCCCATTTCTCTGATGCCACGATAGAGAGCATTTGGCAGCACTCTAGTGGCATTTTACATATGTGCTTATCCGGAAGTACGATTGCACTCTCGGCAGGCCAAGGAGAAGTAACAAAGATATTCATCAACCAAAAGTAGAATCAGGCTCCAGAGCAATATAATAAGTCACATCAAACCCAGTATTCTTGAATCGTGACAGAAGTTTACTTGAGATAACCACCTCATAGTTGCCAGGAATAATCTTGATATTCTCAACCTTAAAGTTGAAAGTGAATACCTCATCAGTCTCACCAACGACCACAGAGAAGTCGTTAGAAGTATCGTTTTTCTTATCACGAACAACCAACTTCACAACACCTGCCTCACCAACCACAGACAAGTCAGGAAGTTGATACACAGCAGCAGCCTTAAGGAGTTTATCAAGTTCTTTGGTATCAAACAAACATCTTCAGAGGGAAGGGCAATAGATTTATCTGGAGGAGTTACGATTACATTTGGATCAGCGAAAAAGTATTTTGAACGAGACCGACCTTCTTTAATAACAACATATCCATCGTTCTGAAAATCAAGTTCAGCATTCTGATGAAGGTTAAGACCATTCAGAAATTGATTGAGGTCGTAGATACCAAAGTCCTTGGGGAGTTCTTCTTCAATTTTTGCTTCAGCAAGAATGTTCTTCATCACAGAAATAGTGCGAAGAGAATTACCTTCTTTAAACAGAATAGATTGATTAATAGAAGAAAAGTTCTTGAGAAGAGTGAGAGTTTTATCAGAGAGTTTCATAATAATCAGCGAAATTCGGAGAGACCGTTATCTTTGCGGGAATAATGCCCATCAAAGTGAAGCAGAAGCATAGCATAGTGAATAACTTTCATCAAATCACGCTTACTACGCCCATCCTTATCGCCATAGCGAGAACCATATTTAAGGATGTTTGCTTGACAGAAATCAGAAGCAAGTTCCTTTGCTGCCATCAAATCAATAGTCTGAACACCTTGATATTGTTGTTGGTGGCCACAATAGTGACTGCTATAAGTTCCAGTCACATAATCCTCAATATCTTTAAGGATTTTATCTTCGTTATATTTCCAAAGATGATTTTTTTTATCGGTCATACTTACAGGTTTTTTTTCAATTTCAATTTTGTCATTTGAATTAATTGAGAACACATATTCTGTTCCAAAAGGATGTTCATCCATAATAAAAGAGGAGATAGTTTTACCTCCTCATATTCTATCAGTTTGCTTGCTTCTCGTCAATATATTCCACAGTCAGTTCAGGACCAGTAGAAGGCATTTGGAAGTCAGCATCTACCTTATCGTACAGTTCAAGGAATGCTTGCTTGGTTTCATCGTCAAAGCGATTCACACAAACTTGAATTGCCTTTGCCTTATCACCAAAGATACTGAAAGCACGAACAACGTGAACCAAGCGGCGGGTGCTGATGATTTCCTCAATACCACCATCGTAGAAGGTCTTGCGGATAATGTCTGCCCAATCTACTAGACGCTTACAGAAGTCACGATCCTCCACACCAAGGTCCAGAGCGATACCCTCAAGGATCTTCTGCTCAGTTGCGGGAGCAGGATAGGATTGCTCAAAGGTCACAGGGAAACGCTCCAGGAATGCTTCGTTGAGAACGTTGGTGCCGATGAACCTACCGTCATCAGAACCCTTGCCCTTGGTGTTTGCAGTAGCAATCACATTGAATCCAGCAGCAGGTTTCACCCAACGACCAATCTTTTTCAAGAAGACACCTTTGCCTTCAAGGATGGATTGGAGACACAGAATCTTGTTGCTAGCGAGATCGATTTCGTCAAGAAGCAGGATTGCTCCTCGCTCCAATGCCTCAATGACGGGACCGTTGTGCCAAGCAGTATTCCCATCAATAAGGCGGAAACCCCCGATAAGGTCGTCTTCATCAGTTTCAATAGTAATGTTTACACGAATCATTTCACGCTTGAGTTGAGCACACGCTTGCTCCACTGAGAACGTTTTACCGTTACCCGAAAGACCCGTAATGAACGTAGGGTAAAAGAGACGGGACTGAATAATCTTTTTAATATCGTTAAAGTTACCAAACTTGACGAAGGTATCATCTTTATCAGGAATCAAATTTTGCTCTACAGGAGGAACTACAGAAGGTGCTTGAAAGGTACGTTCGATTTCTTCTACTTTTTCTTGAGTCACTTCAAGATTCCACTTACCACGACCAACTTTAAACTGATCAAGTTTTTTAGTAACGGTTTGATAATTAGAATCATTCAGAACACACCAGGCACGAATATCAGCACCAGTAACGCTGTTACCGTAAAGTGCTTGAAGAGAGGTGCGGATGTAGTCGGAAGAAAGAGTCATGTGTGTTTTGTTTCAACCTAGTCATTATAAAGCAAAATGGGGGTCTCAGGGACCCCCAATGGTCAGTTCGCCAACTGGTTCTTGAGTTTCTCAAGGTAGTCGGAACTGGCAATGTGTCCAGTATATCCTGGATAATACTTTTCAACTAAAGATGGAATAGACATAGCAGTAATACCACTAAAGCATTTAATCCATACCTCTTTAGTGTCGTATTTTAGTACGTGTTCGAAAGGAAATTTCTGTTTCATGCTACCAAAGAAATAAACTCACCAAGAACTTTCTTATTTAGTTTTTTGGTTTTAAGAGACTTCACGAAAGCAGATTTGATTTGTGCTTTGGTTGCAGTCTCATGAACTTCAAACTCAGATTCCTGAGAAAGTGCAGATGCAGACATTCCAAAGTAAGCATCATAACCAGATTTGGTAATAGTAAAACTCCTCAGCTTCCTCCAATCACTCTGGATTTTCTCAAACTGCTTATCGTTATGTGAATGATAAAGTTGGATGAATCGCTGAGCATTACGACTCTCAAGAACACGAATACCAATAAAGTTTGTGGAAGAAAACTTATCCTTCAGATTCCTAAGAAGAGTATCGGTAAATCCATGATATCCAGGTTCAACATTGTAAGTAGTTCCAAGTTTACGATCGCGAAGGAATGTAATACCAGGATAAACATAACCACTACCAAGTGTAGGTTTTTTCTCCCAGTTACGTTTCACTTCTTTATGATACGTAAGTTGATTTGCTTCACCATCAGTCAGAACAATACACTGAACTTTCTGGAGTTTGTTTTCTTTCTGGAACTTAGGAAGAATTTGGTAAAGAGAAATAAGTGCTTCATTCAAAGGAGTTCCAGAAAGAGACAAACGATTTGGGTAAGTATAAGGAGAATGATAAGTCCTAGCGAAACAATATGCAAGACGCCAGATGTTAAGAAGTTGATGCTCTAGTTCTTTACCAGATACTTTGCTGGTAAGAATATTCATCATAGAGAAAGTTTCATCCACAATCAAAAGACTCTCTTTCTTCTCATAATGAGGAATGCGATCAGCAGCAAGATATCGATCATTTTCATAATCATACTCGCCACGCCTCCATTCATTCGTGAAAGCATAGACCTCAAAGGGAATAGAAACTTTCTTACAGAACCATACAAGATTGAAGAGTTGCTTACAAGTATCAAGCATCACATCAGACATAGAACCACTCCAGTCAAGCACAAACACTAGACCATGATTCTTACCATCAGGAATTACAGAAACTTTCTTGAACAAATCTTCATTATACTTGTAGGTATGAAGACGAGTGGTATCAAGAACTCCTGTACGAGCAGTTGAAGCACGAGCATACTGGTCTGCTGCTTTACGGCACTCAAACTCTTTCACAAGATAGTTCACTTCTTTTTGAGCAGAAGACTTGAACTTCTTAAACTCAAGGTCAGTTTCTTTGTAGATATTTACTGGTGTAAATTTCTTTTCTTCAGCGTGCTCATTATGAAGTTTCTGCTGATGAGAAAAAGAGTTATCAATCTCTTTATGAATATCAAAGTTCTTACCAATAACCGTATCAAGATTCAATTGAGGAACTTCAACATAGATATTCTCATACGTATCATTTCCCACAAGGTCACGAAGTTTTTGTTCCAGAGAGTCAGCAGTACGAACTTCAGGTTCTTCTTTATCACCAGCAGATTTTACTTGAGTTTGGTCACCCTGAGCAGTTTGACCATTACCATCAGATTCCTGAGGTTGGGAGTTATCACTCTTTTCTTCTTGCTCAGAAGAGGAGTCATTAGTCTCTACAATTTCATTAGCAGGAGACTGAGAATTTCCTTGTTGCTCGTGAGAATCAAAGTCAGCAACCTTTTGTTCCTGCTCCTTTTCTTTCTTGCAGTATTTGTAAAGTTCTTCCGCAGCAATCAAAACATCCGCAAATGTTTCTGATACAGAAATCAGGTTGATAATTTCCTGTTCTTCTGGTTTAAAATCCAGAGTAACAAAATTACCAATCTTAAAATAAAGATTTACACGGTCGGCGAGATTAAAGGTAGAAATATCATCATCAGCAATCTGAAAGAAGTCTTCTTCATTCAGTTCTTTATAACCACTATAAAAAGTCTTAGCAAGTCCAGCATACTTGCGTTTCATCAGTTTCTCAACGCGGGCATCTTCAACGATGTTTACAAACTGCGGAGGAACCTTTGCGGTTTCGGTCCAATCCTCATCAGGAGTAAAGAGTGCGTGACCTACCTCATGCCCCACCAGAAGGTCATATACGGTGTTACTTGCCTTCTCCCACATAGGCAGAGTCAACACACGAGTATGAACGTTGAAGCAGGCAGTAGAGACCTTTTTATGTTCAACAATAAGATCTTCAGTAGCAAGCAGTTTCGCAAGTTGAGACTTAATTTCGTGAGAGACAGGCATCTGAT